ATGGAGGTTACCGTCGTCCAGTGGGACAGCCGCGGCGGACTCCGCAAGAACTTCATCGCCATGTGCATCAAGGTTCCGCTCCTCCGCGCTCCCTACAATGGCGTGGCACCTATCGTGCATGCGACCACGTCGTAATAACGGAACTCCCCAGGTTCGCCCATCGCCTCATCCTCTATCGCCCTGTCCTTCAAGCTCGCGGGATCTCCGATCAATCCCAACATCATCCACCCATGAGGGAGATAGATCATGCCTCCGGTTAAAGAGAAAGTGACAATGTGGTTTCGACTCCGGCACGGTATCCACGTCCAGGCCGACAAGACTCAGGAGCCGGTGGAGTACACGGACCCGGTCAGCGGGAAGGTATTCAAGAAGTATCCCTCGCGCATCTTCAAGGCGAAGGAGGCACTCCGTCCCGGTGAGAACCTTACCTCCGATGAGGAGAAGCTCGCGGACCCCGTGGCGTATTTCGACCTGTACACGGACATCGTCCCATCCGAGACGGATCTGGCGGAGAGGCACGGGGAGAGCAAGTTCGAACGCCTCCACGGCAAGCCCGTCAAGAGGAGTCGCCGGGCCGTCGTACAGACGCACGAGGACACGGAAGACATCCTTGCGGCGGATGACGAGACGGGGGAGGATGACTCGGGACACGGGGAGTCCAGCATGCCAAAGCCCACCCGTCGCAAGCGCGGGCATTAGACTCTAGCCAGACCGCCGCCTCGCCGGGGGTAGGATAATCGCCCCCTCTCTAACCTCCGTCAATGTCCTGTACTTCTCCCAGAGATAAACGATGGTGCGGACGACATCGACACTGGTTAAGGAGATCCTGGGTGTCAACTATGACACCAAGAGGACTCCAACAATTCAACCTTACATCGATGCCGCTTCATCAATCGTAGATAGATTGGTTGTCACCGCCGACAACATGGATGAGACTCTGACATCAACTCAAGCGGAGTTGATCGAGAGGTGGTTGGCCGCACACGCCTATACGGTCATGGATGCTCTGTATATGTCCAAGTCCACACTAGGGGCGAGTGGATCGTTTCTCCGGGAGAAGTCCAAGTATCTGGACATGGCCATCATGCTCGATCCCACGGGCGGATTGAATGCCATCCTCAATCAGCAGAGGGCACGGGGAGGATGGTTGGGCGTCACGAACGATGAGGCTCTGACCTACGATGAACGCATGGGCGATCCTTGGTAGTCTACGCCACGTCGTCTTATTCGCCACCTAACGGGGTTGGACGGTTTAGATGTGGCAGGCACCCATTTTTCCGGAAGATCCCGTTAGGTGACGAATAGGGCTAACTAATGCCACCCCTGGAAGACTTCGATCAAGTTGATACCGCCGTCCTCTGGGAGTGGGCGAGCGTCGATGGGTACGGGAGACAACGGGTGGCGGAGCCGGTTGAGGTTCCCGTTCGATGGGTTCAGAAATGGATCGAAGTACCTGACGGACAGGGTAGTTCAATCATCCTTGAAGCAACCGTTGCCCTAGATAGAAGAGTCCGAGTAGGTAGTATCCTCTGGCTCGGGACGTTGGAGGAATGGGAAGAAGACCATTTCGGAACGGGAACGAGTATAGACGATCCTGAGTTGCATGTAGTCAGGACATCGAATAACACGAACGACGTGAAGGGCATCTCTGATCGGTGGGAGCTTGGGTTACAGCGCTGGAGACAGGAACTCCCGGAGATAGCTTAGGGGTAGTCCAATGGCCGGTGTGGACATGGACATTAACAAAATGATCGCCTCCCTCCAGGGTAAGAGCCTCAAAGGGCGGAAGGTCATGGCGGTACGGGTGGGGTACACCGCCCCATATGCTGTCTATGTCCACGAGGACATGATGGCGAATCATCCGAACGGGGGACAGGCGAAATACCTCAGTACACCCGCGGCGAGCAAGAGGATTCAGCGTCAGATGAGGGACGCCATCGCTCGGAGTGTCAAGGCGAAGAATGGGCTAGAGGAGGGCGTCATGAGGGCGGGTCAGATCCTCCTAGCCGCCTCCCGCCCGCTCGTGCCAGTAGACACCGGGGAGCTTCGGGATTCGGGATTCGTCAAGGTGGAGTAAGAGCCGATGGTCGGCGTCATCCATTCACCGGCAGATATTGTGCGCCGGGCACTGATTGCCCTCAATCTGGGATCGAACCCGGATGCGGCTGGCGGACCTGGGGCATGGCCGGTGTACTGCGACGATGAGCCGAATACTCCTGACAATATCATCGCGGTACATGACACATCGGACGGAGTCGAAGGCGGACGGGTGATGCAGGGCGAGGAGATCGAATACCCCGGAGTGCAAGTCAAGGTGAGGGCGAAGGATCATCCGACATGCTATGCGAAGGCATCGGCAATCGGGGACGCCCTGCAAGACCTTGTCCGCGCTCAAGTCACCATGCCTACGCCGGAAGCGACCGTGTACCTCCTGGCATGGATGAAACGTCGTCCATTCGGGTACGTCGGTAAGGAAAAGCCCGTGAGCCGTCGGAACATTATCACAATCAACTATTACGTTTCCGTCCGTCTGGACGTGGCGTAACTCGGAGGGAGAGTCATGGCAGCGCCGGTTATCACTAATCGGGGGGTTCCTAACGGGATCAAGCTGGACGATCCCCACCCGACGTTCATCAATCTTGGTGTTCATACCACCCTCGCTATCTGGGAGAAGGAGGTAACCCCGTTCGGGTACGAGGGCGGTGAGCCGATCATGACGGGGACGATGCACAACACCCGTTATCACACCAAGACTCCCCAGGATCTAATCAACATGACCCCGGCATCGGTGAGGGTGGCATACGATCCGTCTCAGGAAAATGACATCCTCTCTCTCATCAACGAGCCTATCGAAATCTCCGTGATCTACGCCAACGGTCAGGCGATGGCGGTATGGGGTTGGGCGCGGTCATTCGTAAAAGACCCCATCTCATTCGGTGGTCCGAATCAGCCTACCGGGATGATTACCCTGGAGGCGTCTTGCACGGACCCGAACACGGGCGAGGAGGAAGGTCCGGTATTCGGTGAGGTGTAACGAATACCTCCGGAGGATGTAACGAATACCTCCGGAGGTAACGGGAACAACATCGCCCGATAACGAAAGGTGCCTGCAATGACTTCAACAATGGATTTCGACAGTATCGCGCCACAAGAAGTTCCGGTACGGATCAAGGGGAAGGATTACATTCTCAAGGAATGTGGTGCGGGCGGATCGGTTACATATCGGGATGCCGTGATGAAGGCTAGCCGGCTAACCCCTGATGGATTGGGGATCATCCCAGGCGCGGGATCGGCTGAGACTGAATTACTCCTTGTCTCGCTCTGCCTATACGAGAAGGTTGAGGGGAAAGATGATAAGACGGTCGGCCTCCCATTCGTCAAAGGTCTTTCGCTCCTCATCTTGAACCCGCTATACAGGAAGGCGCGGGAGATTAGTGGGCTGAACGATGATGAGAACACCGTCCCGCTACTCAGGGAAAAGATCAAGTATCTTACGGAGCGCCTGGAGGCATTGGAGAAGGCGAAGGTGGATTCCGCCTCGGGAAAATAGCCTCCCAGCATTACGGCATCTTCCGTCTCGCGCATGAGCTGGGCATGAGCCTGAATGACCTGATGGGGTGGTCCGGACCCATGACCCATCGCCAGCACATGGCATGGCTCGCATGGTTCAAGATCAAGGATGATGAGCCGAGCCTAACGGATCATTACCTTATGCAAGTGGCACTAGAGGTTCACGGATTGAACTTCATCCTGTCAAACCAGCGCCCCTCTTTCTCCTTGCAGCAATTCAAGTTGAAGAAGCCTGAGCCTCCGAAGAAGATGACTAAGGATGAGTTGGACGCCCACGTTGAACGACAAATGGCAGGGTGGAAGGCATGGGCGGAGGGTCCAAAGAAATCCAAGGAGGCGCGTGAGAAGGCGATAGAGAAAGCCAAGGCGGTAAGGATTGCCAGGAAGGGCGAGACTCCCCCCGCCATCGTAAAACGAGGGGGAGGTAAGGGTAACCTCAGAATAGGGAAGAAGAAACGATGAACGAGACAGAGATCATTGGCTTCCTCATCATGTGTCTACTATTCGCCTTGATGATGCTCGGAATCACGGTGACTTACAATCTGACCATCTCAGGGGGTGGTCTCAGCGCGGTTGAGAATGTGTCCGTCACTGGTAGCGGACAGGCGTTCGCCAACCCGACGTGTCCTGCCGCCAAGTCCGGTACGCTCACCACCCGGACCAGTGGCACGGCTGGAGTCATCACAGCATCGGGGCACAGTATCGTAGTCGGGGCGAGGGTAGATGTCTATTGGGACGTTGGTGGTGTTGAAGGCAGCGCATACGGCGGTATCGTCTCGGCGGTAGGGGCAACTACCATCACCTTCGCCGGACTCTCCGGGGACGCTCTCCCCATCGCCACGAGTACCGTCATCATTGCAAAAGCTCAGGTCGATAACTTCGGGTGCGACGGAGATGACATCGTATCGCTCGTAGCGAAGAACAACGCTCAACGATCTATCTTCACATATGCCGATGCTGGTGGGGATATCTATTCGATTGAGGTGGGATCGGGAGCGCCATTCTACTGGAAGACAGGAGATGTTGACGATAACCCACTGGCTGGTGAGGCACCTACGAAGGTGTGGATCTCCTCCGCCAAACTGACGGAGGACACCGGGAGTATGACTCACGCGATCACGGAGATTGCTGGCACCGGCACAGCGTAAGGGAGAGCCGTAGCACACGCCATCGGTGCGTGTACCCCGGCTCGTTTTCATGAGACGATAGCGGGCCGGGGTTCCTCTGGGAGAAATAGAGGAGTATCTCAGTGGCCGATACCGAACTAGAGTCGATGACGGTAAAGCTCAAGGGCGATGCCACCTCTTACACACGCATGCTCATGGACGCACAGAGCGCGGCGCATAGCACGGCGTCGGCACTCGCCACGACGCTCGGGGGTGCGGTGTCAGCCGTGGGCGGTGCCGTGACGGGCATCGTGTCCTCCGTCTCCTCCTCCATCGGGTCCATCCTCGGCACGGGCGTTCAAGCCTTCGGGACGTTCAAACGCGGGCTTGAGGACATCGAAGGCATGTCGAACAATGCCCAGCGCCTCGCAATGTCCGTGGGGGATCTCAGGGCCGCGATGAGGTGGGGCGGCGGTGCTTCATCCATGCCCGTGATCCTCTCCGACGTGGCAACGAAGCTCGCCCAGGTCAGGACCGGGAGCCAGCTCGCGAGCCAGGACTTTGAGGCACTCGCCACCGCATCGCGGTCCGCCTCCAAGGCCACGGACTTCCGTGGGGTGGTGGATCAGCTCGGCAAGATCCAAGACCCGACGAACCGCGCCTCACTCGCCTTCCGTGTCCTGGGTGACAACGCGGGCGATGTCCTCCGCCAGCTCTCCGACGCGGGCAGGATGGGGAAGTCCGAGAGCCTCATCAAACGGTTCGGCCTGGGTGCCAGCGGGGGAGAGATCGAACAGGTACGCCGCGCCGCCGACTCGTTCCGCGATCTGAAGCTGGCGGCGGACGGTGTGTTCAATCAGGCGATGATCGCACTCGCACCATTCGCCAACGCACTCACCAAGGCGGTGAGCTTCGACAAGCTGGATCTCTCATGGATCAAGGGAGCAATCGGCGAGGTTGTCCGGGGCGTGGGCCTCATGGGTGCCTTCTTCGTGGAAGCGCGTCGGGATATGACGCTGTTCTGGGACGCACTCAAGGTCGGTGTCACGTTCGCACTGGCCGGCATCAAGCAGCTCCAGGCGGGCTTCCTAGACATGGCCGGGAGCATCGCCACCGCGCTGAACCCCGTCGCCGTGATGATCGAACAATTGCCGAAGTCCGCACAGCCGGCGGCAAAGGTAATGGCGATGGTGAACCCCTTCGGCGATATCATCAACGGCCCGGCGGCGGGCATGGGGAAGGCGGCGGAGGACGCACGGAAGGAGTCGGGCAAGATCCTGGACGTGGCCACCCAGCTCGGGGCGGAGTTCGCGAAACGGCTCAACAGGACCGACGCCGGGAAGGCGGTCAACACCTGGGTCAACGACGTTCTTGAGGAGACGAAGAGGCTCGATGTGGAGATGCGCCGCTCATCCTCCTCAACGCCCCTGCCCGTGTTGAAGGCGATGGGCGATCAGCTCAAGGACTTCCGGGCCGACACACGCACAGCCGTTGACGTGTTCCAAGAGCAGATGACACGTCTACGGATCATGCAGGGCACCGGGCCTGACGTTCCCAAGACGTTACAGATGGGGAGCCTGTCGAAGCGCGGGGGGAGCGTCACCGTGGACAACCCGGCGTTCAGACCCAACCAGTTCGCGGGCCTGCCGGGCGTGGCGGAGCTTGCCGCGTTCCAGGCAGCCCAGAAGCTCATCTCCGCCGTGGGGATGCCAACCACAATCCCTCTAGCATCGGGTGCCGAGGCTTTCTCCAGAGAGGCGAGGAGTGCGGAGATTCAATATCGGATGCTAGGTGAGAGGGAATCGGTGCAAGAGCAAGTCAAGCAAGCCATCCTGATCGGTAATCAACAGCGCGATATACAGATTCAGATTGGAAAGGACTTACTCCAGAGTAATAATAAGTTCCGTGAGTTGCTCTTCGGTGATGGTGCCAAGTCATGAGTAACGTAATCAAAATCAAGGAAGACAGCTCAGGGCGGATCGGCGGACTCTCCGAGCGTAGTGAGAGGACATACAAGCGCGTATTCACCGTGGAAACTGAGGATCACACCCACGGCCCTGAGATAGTCCTGAATGCTGACGATGGGAATATCACAATCCCTGAGAGGTTCGATGCATACACCCCGGCGAGTGGAGAACTCGATCTAACGGCATTCATGGTGGCAAAGGATTGCGAGTTGATCGGCACTTCCCGACTCATCTGGAAGGTGACATGTTATTACACGAATCGCTTCGACCCTACGATGATCGAAGACCCTCTAGAGCGCCCGGCAAAGATCAGCATAGACACGAACAACGTCAGTGTTCCGATCATTCAGAACATCTTCGGTAAACCATTGCTTAATAGCGCCGAAGATCCGTTCGACCCCAATCCAGAGGATGAGGACTGTCGTACTATTGTTAGGGTGACTGTCAACCGCGCGGACTTCGATCAGTCACTTTATGAGCAACGCAACAACACGGTGAATAATCAGGAATATGTCCTGAACCATGTCATCTACAAGCCGAGACACGTCAAGTTCAGGAAAGCGCGGGCGGATCAGATCAACGAGAATAACCTGTGGTTCTGGTCTGTCACTTATGAGTTTGAGTTGAGGAAAGAACGTATTCCTAATAATGCTTGGATGCAAGATGAGTTCGATAATTGGTTCAGTCTGAATGATGATCCATCTCAGGACGATCCCAGAGGAGATGTCTCCTATGCTTGGACAAGGTTCCTTCAGGATAGAGGTTTCCGGGTGATCGACCGGACGTTTGGCCCCGTCCTCAATCGTCTGACTACTGCTCGTGACCCGCGCTTCTTCCAGGCTTTCACCACTGCTCCCCTATTGGACGGGTCAGGGAACCTACTCCCATTCGGGGATGAGGCGTTCTATATTGCACATGATACGTTGTTTGGTTCAGACTTCAACGATCTATTCCTGTTTGAATCTGTAGGGTAACTGTCAATTTACTAGATAGTGAAGGAGGATCAGCATGGCGATACAAATGTTGGATTCCTCCTTCGTAGAGAAGCTCAGGGCGGTCATCAGGGATTATGACAGGCGCTCGGTACAATCTCTCCGTGAACAGCCAGAACAACGGGTGGCGGATAAGTCAGTACTCCACACGGTACGCATCACGGAACTGCCAGGAACGGGGACAGGAACGGGGACAGGCACCGGGACGGGTACGGCACTCACCGGCCCGTATACACCAGATGAGGGGGATCTATACCTGGGTAGGGTCACTGTCAACGTCTACGGGAACGTGTGGGATGATGGGGCAGAGGTTTACGTCAAGCCTGCGAACCACGGGGATACACTCACGGTCGGTAGGAGGTATCCGGCTAGGGTGTCTCATGCCCCGGTAGACCCGGCGGACGGAGGAATGATCCTACTTGCATACGCGGAGGAATCGGGAGGCGGCGGGACGATTGAAGGAGACATCACTTATACGGGTGCTGTGACGTATCAAGGGCATATAACGTATACCCCTCAATCACTCACGCTCGTCAACGGCGGTAACTCGATTTCGTATCTGGCGCTGACCAGCGGAGTGATGTACGTCGTCGGCCCAACCGGCGCGTTCAGCCTGACGAACATCACCGGGACTCCACCTGACGGGTTCTCGTTCAGCATCGTCAATGAGACGGCATTCCCATTCACCATCCCGGCAGGAGCGCCGTTCGGTCTGTCTCAGCCTATCACCGTTCCGCCCGGAGGTGTGGTCGGGTTCATTTACAGTGCATCCACCGGTACATACGGGCTAACGTCATCGACACCGGAAGTCATCTCGGGGGTGGCAGGTTCCTACAACCTTGCAGGCACTACCGTCGTCGTCGATGCGTATGGCCGCATAACCGTAGTTAGCACCGGCGGAGTGACTCCCTACACCGGCACGCTGGTTGCGACAGGCTCCACACAGGGGGACGCCGCCTCGATCACCACCAATGCCGTGGCCGTGACGGGGGCGGACGGCACCAAGGGCGTCATCCTGCCGGATGGGCATGAGATTCGCGTCTACAACACCGTGTCGGCTACCCTCAAGACTTATCCGCCATCAGGACATGAGATCGATTCGCTCGGGGCCAACGCCGCATTCACGTCGTCGTCCAAGAGATTCGTGACGTTCATCCGCACGGGGGCGACGGCGTGGATGAGCGTGATCGGCAGTGTGATTACTTGATCCCTAGTTTAGTCCGCAACCTAGCCACGCCGGCCTCGGTTTGACGTAGCGCTTCGGTAAGTTTCGCCGCTTCTTTCGCGTCTCCAATCGTTTCGGCCTCAGTGATTTCCCTGCGGTATGACTCGCATGCTCGCTCGGCACCCCGGAGGCTGTATCGCAATCTCTCCTTTTCAGCAGGCCATTTCATTTCTTCTGGCAGGGGAGGCATGATGCACCCGACGACGGTCACGGCCCCCCACATGGCGAGGGTAAGGCAGAAGACGAACAGGGCAAGTAGGATGAACTTGAGCATCGTGGTTCTCCAGGCACAAGTAGACTTCGGGCGATATTCCTAGTATATTCATGTTATCGGCCCCGACGTTATGGGTCGTCGGATAGAACGCACGCGATCTCAAATCTTTGATCAGGAAAGGGTAGACAATGGCGTACACTCATTACGAAGTCGATGAGACGCTGAAACCGGCGCGTGACCTCATGGATACGCTCCGCAACTTGCGGAGGGCATGGATGGACTTCGCCGCCGTCCGTGGCTGCCTCCTCCAGCAGAAGGACGCCGACACGGATTTCACCAGCATCGCGGCGAACTACGGATATGCGGGCGTGGACGCGGCGGCCAAGGAGGCGAACGCACAGGCGTCCTTCGCCGAGATAGACTCCGCCTTCGGGGCAGGAAACGGCGCCATCGTCCAGATGCTAGACAGACACTTGACTAAGTGAGGACGGTATGCCCTTCCTCAGCGGATTCGGCAAGCGCAAAGAGATACGCTACGGGACGACATTCCCCGGAGCAAATCTCACGGGCTTCCCCAAGCTCATTGAGATCACCACCGATCTAGAATTGGCCGCCGAGCTAGCCCTGGGTGGTGGCATCGCGGTGACGCTTGACGATGGGACGACGACGGTCCCGTTCGGCCTGTACCCATCTTCGAATCTCGCCCTCGGCACCCTCATCCTGCGTGCCAAGTTCCCGACGCTCCTCACTGCCGCCAGCACCGGCGACGTACTGGGCTACCTCTATTATGACTCCGGTCAGACGACGAGCGAGGACAAGGCCGGCGTCGTGGACAACGGGTACGCCCTGTTCATGCCGCTGGAGGAAGACCCGTCGGGCGGCGCCCCACAGATGCGGGATTGGGTGACGGACACCCTACTCGGCACATCCTCCGGGTCGATGACCAGCGGCGACCTCGTGGCGGCACAGGTAGCCAACGGCCTGGACTTCGACGGCAGCAACGACGCCATCGATCTCGGCGACGTGGCGCCCGGCACGTCGGACATGACGGTGACCGCCTGGATCAAGCGGGCGGCCACGGGCACCCGTAACGAGGTGATGTCCAAGGAGAGCGGGGCCGCGCCGAGGGGGTACGAGCTGGCCGCGCTGGGCGGCGACAAGGCCGAGTTCGGCGTCTTCTCGGCGGCGGGCTTCCCGACCGTGCAGTCCTCCGGGACGCTGTCGGCGGCGACGTGGTACATGCTGACGGGCACACGGAACGCCGTCGCCAACGAGCTGAAAATCTACATCGACGGCACCCTGGACGGCACGGCGAGCGCGTTCAGCGGGGACGCGCCCGCCGACGACACTACGCACCTGTTCCTGGCACGCAAGGCCAGCGACGGGAGCCGGCAGTTCCAGGGCATCATCGACGAGGTCACGGTCAGTAACGTCACCCGCTCTGCCGACTGGATCGGGTACGCCTACGACGACGACTCCGCCAACTCCGACACGTTCAGCCTGGGGGCGGAGGAGGAAGATGGGGGCGGCGGAGACATAACGGCGGATCTGAGCGTAACCCTCTCAGCACCCTCTCTATCGTCAACGTCGTCAGTTACCGTTCTCACGTCATCCTCCACGACTCTTGCCGCAATATCTCTGTCTTCGGCGTCTTCGGTGTTAGTTGTCGCGTCTTCATCCGTCACTCTCGCCGGCCCGTCCTTGTCTTCTGCGCTTACCGTTACCGTTACAGCGGATTCGTCCACCACATTGGCCGGACCCTCGTTGTCCTCCGGTGTGCTGATGACGGTAACGGTAGACGCATCGGTGACATTGTCCGGGCCGTCCCTCTCATCCTCCTCTCTAGTCACGGTGACGGC